GCCCCTAACGTAAAGCCGAGGGTGAAGAAATAGTCTTTGCACGTCCTGAAAGGGAGTGACTGTCAGCGTGAGCGAAACAGTGTTGCAGAAGCAGCGTTCTGCAATAAAAGGTGTAAACTCTATAATTTTTTATAAAAACAACAAAAACCTATTGACTTTTATAATGTTGTGTGTTATAATTATGTCAAGAGGTGATAATATGGATATAAGAAAATATTCAACAGGACAATTTGCTAAATTAATCAATCGTTCTGAACAAACTTTAAGAAACTGGGATAAGTCAGGTAAACTTAAACCTGCCTATACAGACCCTGTTACCCACTACAGGTATTACACCGATGAGCAGTTAAGACAATATAACGGTGAAAAACTTAAAGAGAAACAGGTTATTGGTTACTGTAGGGTTTCCAGTCACAAGCAAAAAGAAGCTTTAATCCGACAAGAAGAAAACGTAAAGACTTATATGTATGTAAAAGGCTATCAGTTTTCTTTGATTTCTGACATAGGTAGCGGTATAAATTACAACAATAAAGGTCTTAACAAATTAATTCAGATGGTTCTGAATGACGAAGTAAGCAAGATTGTTGTTTTGTACAAAGACCGTCTTGTACGTTTTGGATTTGACTTGATTGAAAATATCTGCAACTCTAAAGGGGTTGAAATTGAAGTTATAGACAATACAGAAAAGACAGATGAAGAAGAAATCGTAGAAGATTTAATACAGATTATCACGGTTTTTAGCTGTAGACTTCAAGGTAAACGTGCAAGTAAAACAAAGAAGTTGGCGGAGGAGCTTTCCAATGAGTTACAGAGCGATTAAGATAAAACTGTTTCCTACAAGAGAACAGGAAAAGCTTTTGTGGCAATCGGCAGGAACAGCAAGGTTTGCTTACAACTGGTCAAAGAAATTCGCTGATACTTACTACAGACTTTACAAGAAAAGTCTTAATGTAGGTAAGGCAAGAACGCACTTCACCAAGTTGAGAAACCGTAAAAAATATGTCTGGCTCAAAGAAGTTTCTTCCGAAATACCACAACAGGCAATCAAAGATTACTTTGAAGCACTGGATAAGTTCTTTAAAAAGATTGCAGGTTATCCAAGGTTTAAGTCCAGAAAAAGAAGTGTTGTTTCTTTCTATCATTCAAACGCCAAATTTACTGTATCTGACAACACAATAAAACTTGAAAAGATTGGCGAAATCAGAATGAAAGACGATAACAGACTTCCGAGAGGAAATTACAAACGTGATAAAATTAAAGTCTGTAATCCGAGAGTAAAGCACAACGGAAAGTATTGGTATATCTCACTTTGCATTGAATACGAATGTGAGAAATGCGAACTTGACAAAACTTTATCTGTCGGAATAGACCTCGGAATTAAAGACCTTGCAACGGTAAGTAATTTTGAAAAACCTTTCGGAAACATAAACAAAACGCAGAGAGTACGCCGATTGAAGAAACAATTGCGTAGGTTACAACGTCAGGTTTCAAGAAAATATGAGAAAAATCGTTCAGGCAACAGATACTTCAAGACAAACAATATTCTGAAACTTGAAAGAAAAATCAAACTCCTGCACAAAAGACTTTCGGATATTCGCCTTAATTACCTTCATCAGGTGACAATTGCTATAGCGAAAACCAAGCCGTATCGAATTGTCATGGAAGATTTAAACGTTAAGGGAATGATGAAAAATAAACATCTGGCAAAAGCGATTTCAGAACAAGGTTTTGCAAAATTTATTGAACTTATGAAATACAAAGCTGAAAAGTTTGGAATAGAGTTTATTCAGGCTGATAGATTTTATCCGTCAAGCAAAACTTGTTCTCATTGCGGAAGCTTAAAAAAGGACTTGAAGCTTTCCGAAAGAACTTACCATTGTTCTTGTTGCGGTTTCACAATTGACCGTGACAAGAACGCAAGTATTAATTTAGCAAATTATAAATTAGCGTAAGACCACTTGCAAGGTTGCGTTAATATGTAGGTGATGATGACACCGAATTTACGCTTTTGGAGTGTCACACAAACGGAAGTAGCATTTCAGAATGCAAAACCGGACACGTTGAAGAAAGAAGCAAACTTTGTTGTTTTTATAAAGAATTATAGAGTTTACACATCAGTTTTCTATTCTTGAATACAAGATTGATAAATACGGGGGCTATTTCCCAGTGACCGATGAAGTCCTCGCAGATACAGACCAGAATCTTGTGAGCATACTTACGGAATGGATAGCGGATGAATCAAGAGTGACAGATAATACCGCTGTACTTGCAGCTATAGCTACTCAGACTGCTACAAATCTCAAAGACATTGATGGTATTAAAAAGTGCCTTAATGTAACTCTCGGTTCTGCTTTCAGACCCACCTCAAAAATTATTACAAATGACGATGGTTTTGACTATCTTGACCATTTGAAAGACACAGACGGTGATTATCTTCTTCAGCCGTCAGTCACAAATCCGTCTGAACACAGACTTTTCGGAGTTCCTGTAGTAGTAATACCAAATGCCGATATGTCAAGTGACACAACAACTACATCAGGAAAAACCATAATTCCATTCATCATTGGTGACCTTAAAGAAGGCATTGTATATTTTGACCGTAAACAGCTTTCAATCCTTTCGAGTACAACTGCAAGCACTACGGATTTCAATGCATTTGAGCAGGATATGACACTCTTTAGGGCGATACAGCGTTTTGATATCAAAGTGCGAGATGATAAAGCTTTTGTAAACGGCACAATTACAGTCTGATAGGGGGCGAGGCTATGCTACCTATTACACTGCAAGAAGCGAAGGATTTCATGAAGCGTACTGATGATGATGAAGATGACCTGATTTCTGCTAATATTGTTGCGGCTGACAGCTACATAGCCTCAGCTGTGGGCAAAGAATATGACAGGGAAAATCCAAGGGCTAAATATGTTGCGAAAGTCATTGTCGCCAACCTTACGGACGACAGAGCTTTTTCATCGGATACAGCGAGGGCTTCAAATAACACTCGTTGGCTCATAAGTTCGATTTTAACGCAGTTAAGACTGGAGTTGCCAGAAAATGTTCCTTAATTCTCTCAACTGTAAAATAACGGTGCAGAAAAAAGAAATTGAAAAAACTGAGTACGAGCAAGAAATTGAGAAATGGGCGGATTTCTTTACTTGTTGGGCGGAAATCAAAGCTTCTACAGGAAAAGAATATTTTGAAGCACAAATACAAAACGTTTCTCAAACTTACTCCGTTGCTATCAGATACTGTAAGAAACTTTCTGATATGACACCTACAGACTATCGCATAGTTTTTCATAATGAAATATATGATATAAAAAGTATTGACAACGAACGTTACAGAAATTTCATCATTAAAATGAAAGTAGAAAAGAAGGCGATACAATATGGCTGATAACGACATTGCAAGTCAGATAACCCATATTTTTTCCCAGTACTCACAGGAGTTAAACAAAAAACTTCGTGCTCTCTCTCTCAAATCGGGGAAAGAATTGGCGAAAAATATCAAAACCGATGCACCAAAAAGCCCTGCTGTAAAAGCCACACACTATGCTGACGGATGGAAAGCAAGTATGGACAATGATAGCGAATTTTCGACGAGCTGTACTGTACATAACGATAAAAAATATTATTTAGCCCACATTCTCGAAGCCGGATATACAAAAAGAAATGGCGAACGGAGTAAAAGTACACCACATATCAATGAAAATGCTGACAAAGCTATTCAACGGTTTGAAGACGATGTGGAGGAAATTTTTAAATGACACTGAAAGAAATCATGGGACTGCTGAAAAAAACAGGCTATGAAGTCGCTTATGGGCATTTTAGGCACGCTCCGAAATGCCCGTATATATCAGTGATTTCTCTCGGCTCTGACAACTTTTTTTCAGACAATCACACGTATTTTAAAAATCAGCAGATAGAAATAGAACTTTATACAGATACAAAGGATTTGCTGATTGAAGAAAATATAGAAAAAATCTTAGATGAAAATAATATTTCATGGAATAAAACAGAAAGTTTTATCCCGGAAGAAAATCTTTTTCAGATAGCATACTCAATATACATATAGGAGGAATAATATGCCTAACGAAGTAGCAAACTCAGTCGAATATGGTCTTTGTGAGTGCCATTATGCCGCCATTACAGCGGTGGCGGAAGACGGTACACCTACATATGCAGAGCCTAAAAAACTTTTGGGAGCAGTAAATTTTGACGTAAGTCCGACAGGTAATACAACAAGTTTTTACGCCGATAACATTCTTTATTTTGCGACAACTGCTGACACCGGTTATCAGGGCGACCTTGAACTTGCAGTACTTTCGGACGATTTCCGCAAAGATATTTTTGGCGATACTGTTGATACCAACGGGCTTCTCGTAGAATCCGCAGATTCCATTAAAAAAGAATTCGCCATCCTTATGCAGTTTGAAGGTGATAAGAAATCACGCCGTCATGTACTGTACAGATGTACTGCATCACGTCCGAATATTACGAGTAAGACAGTGGAAGAACAGGTACAGCCTCAGACGACAAAGGTCACAATTACGGCTATGCCGCTTAAATCCGCAAAACATATCACAAAGGCTTCAATTGACAATACTGAAACAAATAAATCTGTATATGATGCATGGTTTACGGCAGTAAAATCGCCGACATTTACATGATATACGGTATCTCAAACTGCTTTTACGCTGTCCGGGGAAAGGGGGGGTATAGCACTCCCTCTCCCCTGAAATATGCGGTTGAAGCAGACATAAAAAGCAACAAGGTTTCTCAAACTGCTAAAATTTGCGGAATAGAAAGGGCAATAGGACATTTCGGCGATGGTTACGCTATTAATTTGAAGCTGTACGAACTACCATCTCATTTTTTGCAAGCCGTATTGCACTACACGAAAGAGAACGGCATACTGAAAGAAATCAGTAATGTAAATTCCGTTCATTTCGCACTGATGTTTGAAACGAAAGAAAACAAAAGGTTTGAATATCCCGATTGCTGTTGTTTACCGCCAAATTTTGATGTATCTACTGTAACGGACACAATCACCATGAACCCTTTCAGCTTATCTATAGCGGCTGTTCCTCGCCCTACAGATATGTGTGTACAAGCCTTTACTACTGGTGAAACCCCGGAAGAAATATATTTAAACTGGTTTAACGCTGTTCAGGTGTGAGTGTGAGGTATTATGATAAAAAATATAAAGATAGGTAAAAAAGATTATATTTTAAAAAATACTGCTTCTGTGCTTTTGATTTATAAAAATCAGTTCGGAACAGATTACCTTGAAGATGTTCTACACATTTCCACTCTGGAGTGTGTAAAAAACACACGGCAGATAGGTGTCATAGGCTATCAGTTATTGTGGTCTATGCTGAAAGCGGGTAATTCGGACATCCCTGACCCTGATGTTTTCTATTCTGAAATTCCTACAGACCAGCTTACAGACCTTATAAACCTTGCAGGGAACTTTTTCTTAAAGACTTTTCCGGAAGTACAAGAGGAGAAAAATGAAGCTGATAATAGCCCTCTTACAGCTGAAAGTCTTTCAGTGTGCTGTACATCATGTGGGCTTACCTTGCACGATATAGGAAATTATACACTGGATTTCGTTATAGGATATATTGACAAATATGTCGATTTCAAAGACCCTGAAAAGAACAAACCGGCAAAAAGAAAAGCTACACAAGCAGATTTCGACCGATTTTAAGGAGGTGGTATAGTGGCAAAAAGCTATAAAGGCATAACGATAACGTTTGAAGCCGATACAACGAACTTAAAAACTGCTTTAGGTACTGTAGAAAATAAAGCAAAAAGCCTTGAAGCAGAACTACGACAAATAAACAAAGCCTTAAAGCTTGACCCCGGCAACTCTGAGTTGCTTTCTCAGAAATACGAAATTTTAAGCCGTAGTATAACGGCTGCACAAACAAGATTAAAAGCTTTGAGAGCTGCCGAAAACGAGGTACAAAAAGCTTTTGAGAGAGATAAGGCATACAAAGACACTTACCTTCCCCTTAAAGAGCAGGTAACGCAGGCAACGGCAAAACTCAGAGAGCTTTCGGCAGCACGAAAAGAAGCAAGAACACAATACAATGCCGGGAACCTTGGTGAAGACGAATATAAAAAGCTTTGTGCTGAAGTAAAGGAAGCAAGCCAGGCATTAAAAGCTTTGAGAGCCCAGCAGAGAGAAGTGGCAAACAGTGTAAGCGGTGATAGGCTGAATGAGGAACAGTATAGAGCATATCGCAGGGAGCTTCAGAGGGCAGAAATAAGTCTTAGAAGTCTTAATGCCGAAATGGAACGTACTAAGGAAGCGCAAGCAGGAAACATTAATACTTCCGGAGCAAATCAGCTTTCAAACGGTCTAAATACGGCTTCTACTGCGGCAGGAAATCTTGCAAGACAGACGGGGCAGGCTTCCACGGCGATGAAAGAACTTCAGGCGGACGCTAAAAAAATCGGTCAGACGCTGGTTAAAGCCTTTACTGCTGTTGCTACCGCCCTCTCTGTGGTTATGGCAAAAGCAACGCAGGTGGGTGCAGATTTTGAAGAAGCTATGGCTGAGGTAGTCGCAACCATGGGCATTGATACCACAGCTAACGACTATGAAATCCTCGCTGATAAGGCAAAAGAACTTGGTGCGGCAACGAAATTTACCGCAACAGAGGCGGCAAATGCCTTACAGCTTTTAGCTCAAGCTGGATATGATACTACTCAGCAGTTAAAAGCCGTACCGGAAGTCTTAAATCTTGCCGCCAGCGGAAAAATCGAACTCGCTCATGCTACAAAAATTTGTACAACATCTATGTCAGCTTTAGGGCTTACTGTAAACGATTTACAAAGTTTTACCGACAAAGTTGCGGTTGCGGCACAGGCTACAAACTCAAAGGTATCTTCTTTGGGTGAAGGCTTTACTACGGTTGGTGGTACAGCTAAAATGCTTGCAGGCGGCTTAACTGAAACAGCGACAGCTTTAGGCATTCTTTCCGATGCCGGTATCGAGGGTGAAGAAGGCGGCACATCGCTCAGACAGATTATCTTAAACCTTATGAACCCGTCAAGAGAAGCGGCAACCACACTTCAAGAACTGGGCGTTTCTGCTTTCAACGCTGACGGTAGCATAAAGCCATTGAATGAAACATTTGAACAGCTGTCAAATGCGATGTCAGGATTTACAGATAAGCAGAAAATGAATGCTATGGGTGATATTTTTGATGTACGTCAGTTGAAATCTGCAAACGCCTTACTTGCAAATTATGGCGAACGTTGGCAGTACCTCACGGATAAAATCAACAACTCCGAAGGTGCTGCAAAGAAAATGGCTGACACCATGAATGACAACCTGAAAGGTGATATAACTATCCTGAAATCAGCCCTTGAGGGTTTAGGAATAGCCGTTTCAGAGGACTTCAACGGGGCATTCAGAAGTGCCGTTAAGCAGGCTACGGAAGCTTTCTCACAGATGAACGCAAGCATAGAAAACGGTCAGTTGGGTAAACGACTTGATGAAATTTCTACTGCTTTTGGGGCTTTAATCTCCCGTGTTACGGACTTTGCGTTAAATTCCGCACTTCCTGCTACTATAGATGGGTTTGAATGGATATTGACAAATGGTGAAACAATCAAAAACACTGTGGTAGCTATAGGCACAGCATTTACCACATGGAAAGTAACACAGATTTTCGGAAATCTGAAACAGGTTATCACCGAAGTATCTATCAGATTTAAAGCCGCTACTACAAATGCAGAAAGATTTTTCGCTATCATGTCCGCACCTACTGCCGCAACAATCGCTGTAACAGTAGTAACGACAGCAGTTGTTGCGTTGATTGGGCATTTCAAGGAATTGCAGGCGATAGAGGAAGAAACAAGCAGGAAAAGGGCTGACAGTGCAGAATCCGCCGCAACAGAATTGAAAAATGTCAGTGAGTTAGTGTCGGAATATGAAGCATTGAAGAACGTTTCCAGCAGGACTTCCGAGCAGGAACAGCGTTTCTCTGACCTGCAAGAGCAGATTACAGGGCAACTCGGCGAAAGGGCAAAGGCTCTTGACGGCTTGACTGTTGGTACGCAGGCATATATAGATACGCTTGATACTATGATAAGCAAGGAAACTGAAAGTCAGATAACAGCTATAAATGCCGGCTTGGAAGATACTCGAAAAGCAGTAAGTGACAGCTTTAAAGATTTGGGAGCATGGAGAAATTCAATCACTACTGCTTCTAAAAACGCAAATTTCAGTGAGCAGTTTGGATTTTCTTCAAAATATTCATCTGGACAATTAAGTACATTTTTAGATGAACAATATGGTGATTTGAATTTAGTAATAGAGGCATATACTCAATATCAAAAAGCTATTGAAGATACTAATGCCAAAATCGCTGAATATGAGAAAAAAGGCGAAATTGAAGAAGCTAACAATTTAAGAAAAGCTGATACTTACAGGGCGATGACAGATGCTGTCCAGAGCATAGAACAACCCCTTAACACCTACCTCTCACAAGTAGCACAGTTGGCTGAATATTCCTACAAAACCCAAAACGGGCATATGCCACAGACTGTTGAGGAACAGCAGGAACTGCAACGTCTGTTTGAAAGTATGACAAATATTTCTTCGGAATATTCTGACGTTTTGCGGGATATAGTTACTGACTATGTGGCAATCGGCAAGTCGGCACGAAATGCAGTACAAGCTGTTCAGGAAGTAGCTATAGATACGTCTGCTATAGCAAATCAGATGAGTACTACAGTAACCAGCGTTAAGGACAATGCAAGTACTGTAGCTTCCGCAGTAAAGGAATTTTCGGACAGCGGAGAAATATCAGCCGATACAGCTTTGAAGCTGATAGAAAGCGGCTATGCATTGGCTATTCAGTGGGACGAAGAACAGAAATCATGTGTGCTACTGACTGATAAGGTTGACGAACTGACAGAGGCAAAGTATAAGAAAGTAGCTGCTGACCTGCAGGAAAAGCAAGTAGCACTGCAGAAAGAATACGATGCCGAAAGTAAATCCATTGAAAGCCTAAGAAATAATATCAATTCTTTAGCGGAAGCCAAAGAATATTATGCTAAGCTTTCAGCATTTGAGCAGACAGGCAAAGACCTTGAGGACGCTAAAGCATACGCTAAAGCATTCAATTCTGCTATGCAGGCACAGAAAACTGATACGGCAGCAAGTACAGCCACAAAGAGCAATACAGATGAAGCAAAAGAACAACTCGATGCCCTTGAAACTCTCTACTCTGTGGGCAAAATTGAGGCGATAGACTACTATGAACAGCTTTCACGAATAAATGACACATACTACAAGAATAATGCCGAAAAAGCTTCGGAGTATCAGAAGAACCTCGAAAAAATTTATAGTGGCACAAAAGAAATCTATAAGCAGAATTTTGAAACTGAATCGGACTGGCTGGAATACTACTACATGACCCACCAGATAAGCACTGAACAGTACCTTTCGGAAATGACTTCGCTCACAGAGAAATATTACGGCGGTCAAAGAGAATTTGCTAAAGAATACAATGAATATCTGGCAAAGATAGAAAAGGCTCGTATCAATGCCAAAATCGAAAGTCTTCAGGCTGAAAAGTCAGCTTTGCAGCAAGAAAACGAGGAAAGTCAAAGAGCAATTGACCTCGAACAAGCCCGCATAGACCTTGAAAATATCCGCAACAATAGAAAACGTATATACACATCTGAAACAGGTTTCAGTTATGAGCAGGATAAACAAGGCATACAATCAGCAGAACAGAAAGTAAATAATATACTGCTGGAGCAGCAACTTGATGCATATGACCGCCTGATAGAGGCTTTGCAGGCAAACGCTGACGCTGTAAAAACTATGCCCACAGGTGAAGTTGTCGATATGGCTACTGTGCAGGCACGAATGGAACAGACTATGACTGAACTTGTCAACAGGTCGCTCGAAGTATTGAAATTGCCAGATATGTCAAATAAAAAGGCGTTTTCTCAGCATAATGTGCAAAATGACTTTTCTATAAATTTTGGGAATATATCAATTCAGGTCGAGGGCGGAAAAAGTCCGGAAGAAACCGTAAAAAATCTTGAAGAAAAAATAGCTGATGTTTTCGATGAAAAAGTCAAAGAATTTTCACGGAACTTAAGGCTCGCAGTTTTACAGCAAGGAGGAAAGTAAAATGTTCAGACCGGTGAATGTTTCGCCGAAAAATATTGATGTGGACGTTTCAATTTCATATGATGCGTTATGGAAATTTACTTTTAACGGCGACCATCTGACCTATGTAGGTTTTATTTACTACCTTGCCGACACGGGTAAATACGTCACTAATACATATTTAACCGCACCTGTTGATTTTCATAACGGTGATGAAATTACCGTATCTCATCAGGCGAATGACGGCATTTTCTTTAATGGAAATGATTACGAATATAACATTTATTGCTTCCAGGAACTGTACAACATTTTGCTTACAAAGGGTCACATATTAGGCAGTAATGATGCAAGTACCATTAAAGTGCTTGACGGCATCAATACACTTGAACCGCCACATACACTTGACGGAAATATCATAGGCGGACAATACCTTGAAATAAACGGCGAAAGAAGATTTATTCAGGATATTTCAAGAGGGAATGCTTCTGACGATGGCAATACTTACACGATTATTACAGTAAGCGAACCTTTTTCATACGCTTACGATGCAGGTTATCAATTTTCAGTATATTCCAACTACGAAAAGTCCGCAAATTTCGGGTTTAGGGCAAGAAAAAATCCCGTAGTTTCTGTATCGGCACAGTACAGCAACGGCGGTATTGTCTGCACAGGCACATACTCTCAGGAAAACCAGATACCGATAAAGCAAATTCAATGGATTGCTGAACAGAACGGAAATCAGGTTTATAAGTCGGAAAATATTCTGTCAAGTTACCTGACTAATACAGTGCACTTGCTTCCCGGCACATATACCATCTCTCTCAAAGTAGAAACGGCAGGCGGAGTAACGGCGACTGCACAGACCGTTTTTACAATGCCTACAGCAAACCTTACGATAAGCGACCTTACAGCTACGGGAAATAAGGCAAATGGCAGCACATATTTAAACTGGGCAGGTATAGCCTTGCAATATATGGTTTTCTGCGACAGCAAGTATATCGGGACTACATCAGCAACACAGTACACGGATTTATATGCAAGTCTTTCTGTAGAACATACATATACGATAGTACCTATATCAAATGTTGGTGTTGGCACTCCTGCCGAAGTGAAAATGCTTTTTGACCCGAAAGCATGGTATCTTGTGGGCAAGGAAAACAGCGAAGTTCTGTCGATTTCTGTTGACTACTCAAGCGGTAATTACCCTGTCATATCAAACGCCGATACGGCTTTTAACCTCTCGGGCTTATGCACCGGACTGAATGATGAAACTTTTGCGGTAAAACTTTCTCATGCCGAAACACAAAAATATACTGATTTTCTTTTGAAAAATCCAAATATCGTTTTTAAATCACCTGACGGAAAGGTCTTTACGGGTGATGTGCAAAGTGTATCTTTGGGCAACAGCAATTATATAGAAATTCCCAATGGTATTAACATCAATATTGACTACATTCGGGAGGTTACACGAAATGATTTACTATAATACGGTAAACCAGGATTACATTAAGTCCGGATTTTCTCCCCACAGGACTTTTAAAAAAGTTTATGCTGTCACCCGATATGGTGAAGTTTTTGCTGATATTACTCCCGATGTAACGGCTCTTTCCCTGAACAGTCAATACGCACAAGGAGTAAGAAGCACGTGCAAAATCTCAGTACATAACACGGGAAAGTACGACATATCAGACGAAGACAATCCGTTTTTCACCGGAAACCGCTTTTTGGTTCAATCAGGCATTACAACAGGTTCTGACACATGGATTTTCTCGGAAGGTATGTATGTATCGGCGAACGTATCGGAAAGCAAAGGCACGGTAAACGCTGAACTTGTTGACAAATTCGCTCTTTTTACAAATAATCTCAGCAATCAGAATTTGAACGAAGGCTTGACAATAAAAGCAAATTCCGACATAGCCACAGCTATTAAAGATATCTTGACACTGGAAGACGGGACGGGACACCCTGCTGACCCTATTCCCCCGCTGATTGATGCTGATTTTTACAAAGAAACCGTTCCGCACGACATAGAGCTTGGCAAGAACGCAAATATCGGTCAGGCACTTACAGAAATAGCAACAATTTTGAGTGCGGATATATATTACAGCCCCACAGGGCAATTGATAGTCACAAAAAATATTTCTGATGAAGCTTACAGATACTCCCCTTCTGTAAGTTTCTCAAAAAATGATGTACGCCTGACAAACTGGAATAAAAGTATAGACCAGTCAAAAATTATAAACAGCGTTACCGTAATCGGAAAGACCACCAACGGCTTGACTATACAGAGTACATCAGAAAATAACAACCCTGCATCGCCAAATCGTATAAGTTTAATAGGCTTGAAGTCAACGGCAATAGAAACTGATTTATGCAGTACAGAACAGCGGTGTAAAGACTATGCGGAATATACTTTGAGAAATTACATTTTGCGTTCTGAGGCGGTGAACTTCACATACGGAGCGTTAATCCCACACATCAGAGAGGGCGACATTATCGACATTGACAATGTGAGATACTTTGTAAATAACTTTACGAAAGATGTTATGAAAAATTCAATGACTTTTTCATGTTCAATTATTCAGTCAATATAAGGAAGTGAAAGTATGGTTGAAACTGATATTGTAGAAACCTTAAAAGTTCTGTCAAGGTCTGAAAAATTATTGGCTGGAGTAGTCCAGAGGGTAAGCACTGACAACGTCACAGTGTGGATAGAGGGTGGGTGGAGAGCAACAAACAAGTCAGGGGAAACTTTAAAAGCAGGTGACATAGTACGTTTCACGAATAGCACAAATCCTTTGATACAGTGTAAAGTTTCGGACGGATATACGCCTTTCCCTCAAATAGTCGTTCTCACTCAGGAAGCATATGACGCACTCACCATAGAACAAAAGAAATCGAAACTTTACGGGATAATCCAGGAGGACGAAAGTAATGTCTAATATTTCTACTTGTAGTGACCTTTATTACACTGGCGAAAGCGGCAAAGAGCATTCGCTCCTGAAACTGTACGCCTACGGAAAATGCGTATGGAAAAAGCAAACTGTCAAGAATATGTGGCAATATACAGTATCTGTTACAGCAGGTCAGGAAATCAGTCTGAGCGTTTCGACACAAGGTCTAAATGATACTTTCGATTGGGGCGATGGTTCAACCTCGATTGGCTATGTAAACTCTCATACATATGAAAAAGCAGGCACTTATACGATTTCTTTTACTGATATAGGAAAATCAAATCTTTACTATGGTAGTTCTATTTCTCCGTCAACTGCTTTAAGAAAAATCATACACCCCTCGTACTGCACAAAGTTATATATTTCATCTGCTGAGAACCTTGAAGAAATTGATTTTATACTTCCTACGTCAATCACATACGTTGAACATATGGGAGGCACTTCATGTGGCATACAAAGTGTGAAAGTTCCTAAAGGTGTTGTGAAACTGAACGACCAATCATTTTCATATCTTTCAAATCTAAAATCTGTAAAACTTCCCGATACCTTAACCACCATAGGGGAAGATACTTTCAGAAAGTGTGAAAAGCTTGAAAAGATAACTATTCCAGATAGTGTAACATCTATCGGAAATGAAACTTTTGGCTACTGCACCGCCTTGAAAGAAATAAAATTTTCAGAAAACATTACAACGATTCCAAAATACTGTTGTAGAGATAGTGGAATAGAGGATATTATTATTCCGCCAAAGGTGACAAAAATTGATAACTATGCATTCTTTCAGTGTAGCAACATAAAATCAATCCAGTTAAACAGCGGTTTAAAAGAAATTGGAGAACAAGCATTTAAGCTGATAACCACAAATACAGCAGTAACAGAAATTATTTTACCCGATACACTGGAAACCATAAGAGCAAATGCTTTTGATGGGTGGGGCGATAAATATAAAGGCTACTGCAATGTAAAATCTATCTTTATTCCAGATAGTGTAATAGCCGTATATGCATATGCATTTCCAAATATGACAAGCTTAACTTCTCTGACTGTAGGCACTGGCATTCAATACATAGGACAAGGGGCTTTTAGCCATAACAACAGTTTAAAAGCAATCACCATTAAAGGTACACCGCAAAGGGTTGAAGAATATGCTTTCGGTTATGATACGAACGGCAAAAAGATTGACGGATTTACGGTATACGGCGTAGCAGGAAGCAATACAGAAACCTACGCAAAAAACAACGGCTTTGATTTTGTAGCAATATAGGAGGAAATGCAAAACCACTGACCGCCGTAGAACAAGGCGAAAAATAAAGAACGAAACTATGAAAGAGGTGATGATGTCATGAAATTAATCAGAAAACAGGTAGTCGCAGGTGAAGAAACCGCTTTTACTTTTGACCGACACGGATATTCTTTCCTTATCAAAAATTTTACAGCAGGAAGTATTTTCGTGTCTGACACTCACGGAGCAACTGAAACCGCTCGTATCGAAAGCAAGCACGGTCAGGAATTTTCTGTAAACGAATTTAAGAATGAGAGCGTTGACACTGTATACATAACCGCTGAAATTGATGGCGAAGTTGAAGTTCAGTGTACTGCGTATCTTTAAGAGGTGAATTATTATGAAATACTTTAAACTTGCGGATAGCCCACAGTATGACGATACCAGTGTAAAAGCGGATATTTCAGCCTTGCAGACCGGAAAAGTAGATAAAGCTGATGGCATGAGCCTGATTGAAGATGCCGAAAAGGAAAGACTTTCTACTGTCGCAAATTATGACGATACAGAAATCAAGGCAGATATCGCAAAATGTGCCACAAAAGACGTTGCGACTACCACAAAAAACGGGTTGATGTCAGCGACCGACAAAAAGAAACTTAACGGAATTGACACATCAGAGGGTTATAAAGTATTCATGCAAACTTCAAAACCTACTGAGGACGGACTATGGATAAAAGGCACAAAAAAAGATTTTATGTTCGCTTCATATATCCCGCCATCTGTAGACTTATTATCAGTTACTTTACCCTCAGTAAGAAAGTATACTTCTGCTGTTGCAATTAATGGAAAAGCGTACATTTTCGGCGGAGAATATTATAGAAACAGTTCGGAGTACGGAGTATTTTCTGACATTCTTGAATTTGACCCAGTGTCAGGTACTTGTACTAAGATGTCGGTTTCTTTACCAGGAAAAAGAACTTGTACTTCTGCTGTTGTGATTAATGGAAAAGCGTATATTTTCGGTGGTAATGGTACCAAAGATGGAAATTCCTCCAACTCTATTTTTGAATTCGACCCGGTAGCAAAAACCTGCACTCAAATGTCGGTTTCTTTGCCGAGTGGAAGGTATAAAACTTCTGCCGTTGCGATTAGCGGTAAGGCTTATATTTTTGGTGGAAAATCGGATAACGGCTCCTCAAGTTTGGCACTTTCTGATATTCTTGAATTTGACCCAGTGGCAGGTACTTGTACTAAGATGTCGGTTTCTTTGCCAAGCGTAAGAGTTTACACTTCCGCTACCGCAATTGATGGAAAAGCTTATATTTTCGGTGGTTGTGTAACAGAAGAATACACTCATTATGCAACTATATATAAATTTGACCCAATAGCAAAAACCTGCACTCAAATGTCGGTTTCTTTGCCACATGATATGACACGCAATTCCGCTGTTTCAATTGATGGTAAGGCTTATATCTTTGGTGGGTATAACGGAGTTGATATAGATGATATCGTTGAAGGGTCTTTTGATTGGTACGGTTTCGACTTCGCAGGATACTACATAAAACCATGCAATTCACCTAACGGACAACTCACAAAGATTTCTTCACATGAAATTTCTTCAATTGAAAAAGTTTACAACGGTCAAACAGGTGCTGTTATGGAGGCGTATTCTGTGTTTAATGGTGTGGCAACAAAAATCGAATAGAGGTGACAAAATGAACAAAGATATACAGTTTTTCTCGGCGTTGCTCGGAGCAATCATCGGCTTTCTTTTCGGTAAGATTGACGGCTTGCTTATAGCCTTACTGGTCGTGATAGTCCTCGATTACATTACAGGTCTGGTTCACGCAAAAATCAACAAGTCCCTTTCCTCAGCTGTGGGCTTCAAAGGACTTGCGAAAAAGGGCTTCATTCTCGCAATCGTCATAATCGGGAATATCGTAGACACTCAAATTCTCGGTTCTGGCTCAATCTTCCGTAGTGCCGTAATCTGCTTCTATCTCGCAAATGAAAGCATTTCTATACTGGAAAACGCAGGGAACATAGGAGTACCGCTACCGAAAAAACTTAAAGACATATTAATTCAACTCAGAGAGGAGAACGATAAATGAAGAAAGGAATTGACGTTTCAGTACATCAGGGTATTATCGACTGGTCAAAAGTAAAAGGTCAGGTTGATTTCGCAATCATCCGTGCAGGCATAGGAAATACCGCAAAACAGAGGGATAAGCAGTTTATCAATAACGTTAACGGCTGTATTAAGCACAACATACCGTATGGCTTCTACTGGTTCTCATACGCCCACACGGAAGCCGAAGCGATTAAGGAAGCTAAAGCGTTCCTGGAGGTTATCAAGCCGTACAAACCCGAATACCCCGTTGCTTTCGATTTTGAGTACGAGAGTTACGACTATGTAAAGAGGGTTCATAACATCACTCTCAGCAAGGAACAACTCACAAAGAACGCAAAGGCTTTCCTGAAAACACTTGAACAGGCAGGCTACTACACTATTAACTACTCGAACCTTGACTACCTCAACAACCGCTTCACGCCTGAAATTACTTCACGGTTCGACCTGTGGTATGCACGTCCAAATGTTTCTCAGCCCGACAAAAAGTGTGGCATATGGCAGTATTCATGGAAATGGAAAGTCGCAGGCATAAGTACGGACGTTGACATGAACTACGCCTATAAAGATTACCCGGCAATCATTAAGTCAGCAGGGCTTAACGGCTTCCAGAAAGCAACTACGCCTAAGCCTGAAACAAAGAAAACCGCCACTGTAACTGTGACGGTTGAAGGAAAAACGTATAAGGGAAATATTTCGGAAATCTGATTAGCTTAAAAGCGATTTGAGTTTGTCAATGCCTTCGTTGCTTGACTTATTGGTTTGCTTATGGTATAATATTTATGAATTGCGGGAGGCGACTTCGGTCAACCCCTAAGCGTACAGCATGAGTGCTGTACGCTTTATTTTTTTTGCCTCACTTAATTTCTATGAATTTGTCTTTGTTGTATGTATAGTCTTGTTTTTCAAGGTTGTAGACTGAAAGATAAATCTTTTTGAAGCAGGTATCGTAAATTTCTTCAAGAAAATTCTTATCCATAGAACTCCACTGAGAATTTTTATTTACTTCCTCGAACATATCAAATTCTTCTTCGGCAACGAAAACAAACAGCTCTGTGTCTTTGTCTTTATGCTTTTTATGTTTTCTCTTAATAACTTTTAAGATATTGTCAACGCTGTATTCTACTACAGGCAAAAGGCTTCCAAATTCGCTTCCGAACGTCTGAGTGTCTTTGTTCCAACCGTAAGCTTCCTTTAAAATCTTTTCATCTGATGAACGTGAATGTCCGCAACCATCTGGATAATCATTTGTTTTATGTCTTCTATAAGCTCCTAAGTCAAGCTTATCCAAAATTTCTTGTCTTTTCATTTCTTTTTTATAAGCCTTTTCGGTATCTTCATCATCACAGAACAAACCATTATTGTGGTTCGTCTGAGTTATTTCCACAAATCCTCCGTTGGCATGTTATAAGAAATATTAAAAATATGAAACAATGTTCAAAGTTTTTATAAAATATTCTTTTTATTGTTCAATGTAATTTACGCTACATTTACTACAAACGGATGTAACACGCACCCTCTATCCCATTTTATTGGGACTACTTTCTTTAAAATCTGATAAGCACCATTCAAGTCAGCGTTTATTGTAATGCCTGAATTGGAAACAAACAACCCTCTGTGAACACGTCTTGATTTATTGTAATTCTCTTTTACAGGTTCTTCATTGTCAATGAAACTCGTACCGCTTGTATAGCTTTCTTCGGTTGTAACAACTGCTATACCATATTCTTCTGCTTTGTACTCTATCATCTCAATAAGTCTTGCAAAAGGTATCTGAACAAAATGCTGATTTATTCTCTTTGAAAGGTTTACATTTTGTTTCCATTCTTTATTTTTGCCAATAATGATTGTGCAAATATCGTGTTTCAAACAGTAGTCAATGATGTATTTGCTTGCTTTATGTAAATAATCATCAATCTTAGAATTTCTCTTTTCCGTCAATCTGTCCATTCTTTTTGAATATTCACTGTTGTTCATTCTTTTAGCGATTTCTCTATAGTGACTGATTTTCTTATTGTAATGTTGATTGATAGATTTTAAGGGCTTTCCATTGATTATAAAAGCTTTTTCGCCTGCATTATTGCACACTGTTGCAAGATTATCTACACCGATATCAATGCCTATATATCTTTGATTATCTGATTTCTTTTCCGGAACATTGATGTTATATACCAACTCTGCAATAATTCTGTTCCTTTTTGGAATAAATCTGATTTGTTGAAAGGAAGCAAAGTTTTCTTTCTTTATAAATCTTGGTATAAGTGTAAAACCTTTAAATGTTTTAGGAAAATGAAGACTACCGTTTCTTAATTTGCAGTTCTGGTTAGTTAAGATTAGAAGAAAGTTTCCGTTTTTCTTTAAATATTTAGGAAGCTTTGGTCTTCCTAAATATTTATCTTTGTTCTTACTCCAGTCTTTGATACTTGCAAAGAACGCTTTCCAGTTACTATCAAGCACTCTCAATATCTGTTGAGCCGACTGTGCTGTAGGCATTTCTTTGTAGTCGGGATATTCTTCATCGGCTTTTAGAAGCTTGTCAAGTTCCGCATAACGTATCCATTTACTATTATCTTGACTTGTGAAAGCCTGCCTGACAAGATAGTTCGCATGATTGTACAGGTTTTTAGATTTGTGGCAAAAATCAATCAGCATAGAAAAGAAAGCATTTGAAGATTTAATTATATGCTTTTCAACTCTTGTCTGAATCGACATCTTGTAACACCTCTTTTATTTTTTGAATTTTTCTTTTGCTGTACAGTTTTATAGAATAACAGTGCAACAGAGAAACAATTTCCTCGAAAATTTCTTGACTATCAAGTTTTTCCGAACCAACCTCACTCATAACAATAATTTCGCAATTGTATTTTTTAAACAAATGATAAAACAAATCAAAACCAACTCTCGAAAGTCTGTCTTTATAGGTAATTACAATGCGTTCTACTTTGTTATCAATAATGTCGTCAAGCATTTCAAAGAAACTATTTCTTTTTTCAAAATTTATTCCGCTTGCTACATCTGAGTAAACTCCTGAAATCTTATATCCATTTGTAAAGCAAAACTGTTTGAGTAGTTCTATTTGATTTTCAAGGTCGTGTTTTTGCTTAGATGTCGAAACTCTTGCATAAATGTATGTTTTTCTTTTCAAATCCTTATTTAAGAATAAATACACGCTGTTTTCATCATAATCATATCTGCCATTCGGAAGTAATTCAACTTTTATTATTTCGTCTTTTACATATTTCGTAAGTGTTTGTCGTGAAATTCTAAGCAATTTTAAAACTTCATTTGCTTTCATATTCTCACCTCACACTAATTATATCATATATTTAATATAAAATCAATATGTTTTTGAATGTTTTTAATATTATCTTACTCTATACGTTTTGTTTTACTAATCGTCAAGCTTTTAATAATTATCCCACCATTTCTTCAAGGCTTCGTTTTCTACCGAAGTCTGCGGTACTGGGTGTGTCTGCATGGCTTCCCACAGCTTGCAGAATACTGCATCACTATCCAGTGTAGATGATGGAATATTCTTGATATTTATACTTTGGTATGCCCCCAGAAGTTCCGCTTTCATCGCTTCGAGGGACATATCTGCGGTTTCATAGTAGTCGCAGATTTTGTCTATCTGGTCGTCGTTCAAACGCCAGTAGAGATCGAGAGGTATCTGTGTCACCATGTCCGCCACAGTGACTTTAGTACGCCTCTTTGCTTCTTTGCTGTACCTTACTCTTTCGGCTTCAGTACAGCAGGTGTCAGGGGCATCGTAATCAAACACATCAGTGTCAAAGTTTGGCTCATAGTCAAGGAAACCTTTTTTCCTTACTATCGGACTTTCCGCCCATTCAATTTTACGAGGGTATTTCCCTGTACCTGTAGGGGTTGTCTCTGCTGGTGCGAAAATATTCGGCATATCAACCCCTATCTTAGTCAACAGGTTTCTAACTACGCCTGCAAGGTAGTTAGCCGGGGCTTTTACTTCGTCTTTGGAAGCACAGAACACGCCCCAGGCCTGTTTGAGAATATCTGCTCTGAGATACTCAAACACACCTCTGACATCAAAGACGTTAAGAACCTTTGATATCTCCTTACTCGTAAGGGCTTTTTTATATGTTTCAGGCACATAGGCGGGTATGTCTGACATAGCAGGTGCAGGGGCTGTAGTTTCTGTTTTCGCCTGAACTGTGGGCATAGGTGCAGGGGCAGGAACTGGCGTAGGTGCAGAAATAGAAACGGGTGCAGGCATAGCTACCGCCATAGCCGGCTCGGGGGCTATATCAGGCAGTGCATCGACGATTTTCTGCACTGTATCCGCCACAGGCTTTACAACTGTTTCGTCCAGCCATGACCCGATTTTAAAGGTCAGACTGGCAACAGCCCCGCTGAGCGTAGGCACTGCCGGGGTTTCTTCTTTCTTCCTGTTTGCCGAAGCAGACAGGAAGAAATCAACCTTTTCCTGTCGCTTTTTTCTTGTAGGCGTATAGTCGCCGTTTGCCCATGCCTGTGCTTTAGCTGTTGGCACAAGGGGTAAGTCATTCTTAGCCATATGTACCAGTACGGCAGAAAATACCCCTTTGCCGTTATACAGCCTCTGAACGTCTATCGAAAAACGTCCCTGTTCCGCAATCGCCTTGCAGGCTTTACGCAGGCAAGTCTTATAAAAAATACGGGCGGATTTATAGTGTACACCCATGATACCCTGAAGCTGTGCGACAGGGTATACCTTTTCGCCCTTCTTAGCCCACTGGGTCAGAGCTTCGTACAGGCGAATAGCCGGCACTGACGTATACCAGCGTACTTCTTCGAGGGGATATTTCACATACCCGCCTTTAAGGTCGGTGATGTGTGGTATGATATCCTCGGAGAACTGTACCCTAATGTAATCTCCCTCTAAGGTGATGGTTTCCCACACCTTGAGTGCTTCCCCGGTCTGGAGGACGATAAAGCGGCTTTCTCCGGCTTTAATCGCCCTGTGTATATTTTTGTACCCCCTATCTTTCGTAGGGAACATATCCCTGAAATCTCTCAGGGATATGTAGATTTCGCCCTTAGCCTTTTCAGGGTCAAGGGGGTTAATCATCCCAAGGGCGTACAAAAATATACGATATTCTGTAAGCCCCATGCCGTTCTGATTAGCCTGCGTTAGAGCAACGCTTTTTGACACCATCATTCTTTTTTCTTTCATATTAAAAAAACCTCCTTTAGATGTCGTTCACAACATCTTCAAGAGGTTTTCACAATTCTTTGTTTATTTTCCTTTTCCACTGTGGTACAATATCTACAGACGCTTAAGGAAAACGTTTCTCTTGAATGTTGGTTGTTTCGACATTCTTTAGGTTAGAAAGTTTGCAGACTTTCTAACCAGAGAACGCTTTTTTTATGCGTTCTCTTTTTTTACTATACCACAGTTTTCTAAAAAAATCAAGAGGAAAATAAAATTTTTTTACCGCCTTTTCGGGCGGTATTTTTTTTACCCCTGTGTATATTTTTGTATCGCCTGTATATTTCCATTTTATCATATGTATATTTTTATATCACCCTACTGTATATCTTAGTACCCATTTGTGTAGAAAGTTGTATCACCCACTGTAGAAAGTTCTACCGTAGTAGCAGAAAGTGATACGGGGCAACAGCCTGCGAACCCCGAAACTGCGTGGGTCGCTGTCCCCTTATAACAAGATTTAGTATAACAAGGGGCTACCCCGCCCACCTCCCAATAACAAGAAAGCTAACAAAAGTATAGATAGAACAACAACTTCTATAACGGCGGCGGCGAAAAGAACGAGAGGCTCTAAGTTAAAGAGGAGGTTGTCAATATCTACACTCTTTAGCTCTCTTTTTTGCTGATACAGGAAACAAAGTGATATTTATATAAGATATTATACTTTATGCACTTGACATTTAAACAAATATGCGATATAATAAAAAGCGAGGTGATAGAGATGAAAAAAAATAATTTTAAAGTTCTCCGTGTTAAGGCAGGCTTAACACAGGACGAACTCGCAAAAAAAGCGGGAGTATCCCGTCCAACTGTCGCTCGCTTTGAAGCGGACGACAAAGAGCTTTTAAAGGCTTCGTTTTCAAATATAATCCAACTTTCAATAGCGTTGGAAGTCGGATTAGATGAAATATATGATTGCACAAAAGAAAAGTGATAAATTTGTGCAATCATACAAAATCATATTACACAGTTGACAAACTGTGTAATATATGATATGCTATGAACAGAACGAAGGGGACAGCGAGGAAATCCCCAGTAAAACCTCGCAGAAAGGAAATTATTATGAAAAGATATTTTTTACATACCAACGCATATAACTGTGTCGTATTCGCTGACGGAAGCGGCAAAGGTTATATGTTCCATGAAATCGAATACGATGTACCGCTGACGCTCGAAGTCGCCAAAAATGACGACTACAGCGGCATCGAAGACATTGAAACGGTTGAAGGGCTTGCGGCGAACTTCGGCAGCGACAAAAATGTCATAAATTTCGACCCGGACGATTTCTACAGCAATCCGGAATGCGAAATAACAGAATTCTGAAAAACAGAAAGCCCCTTAATAGGGGCTTATTATTTTTAAAGAGGGAACGCAAAGCCCCCTCCCGTAAGGCTTGCAGAAAGGAAATAAAATGAGGAGAATCATATATAGTAAGGACGATATGTCAGGCGTTGATGTTGACGGCAATGTCTATGCTATTTCCTTGGATAAGGTCATAAACAAGGTGACTATGGAAACAATCCCCACTGTCGCGGCAATAAGCGATTATTACGACAACGATTATGCTGTCGTAATTAGGGATATTGTCCTTAATTTCCAGAAAGGGAAAGGCAGAAATGTTGACATAGACGTTGCCTATCTTGCCGCAGACCTTAGCGAACAATACCGTTTAGAATTTCTTGGTGAGGAACTCTACGCTGAAACTGGCATAGATTTCAATAAGTATCCGGGCTATGTCTCAGAGCTTGCGGAACTTAGACAAAAAGGATGCTCAGAAGAAGAAATCCTCACATATGTTGAGGAAGAATACGTCAACATATGTGAGGAGTTTGACTTATTTGTCGCACTTCCGTATTTGAGGAAACAAATAATTGAGCAAGCAAAGAACATGGGCATTCCAAGTGAAGCTTTGGAATTCCCGTAAGTCATAGAGCCTGCCGAAAAAATATGGTTTATTTTTGCCCACAGTGATGTGTTTTCACTGTGGGCATAGTTTTACGGATAAACGCTAAAAACGCCGTGAGCGGTCTAAAAACCGCCTTAAAACGCATATCTGAAAACAGAAAAAAAGGACGGTTAAATACCGCCCTTTTTTTATTACATAAGCGATGGCAAAACATACAAATCATATGCATAATCGCCAATCTGTGTGGCGGCGATACTACCATTTTTTATTAATTCTATCGTGTCACTGGTCAAAGTGAACGATATGACTTTAACTTCCTCTCCACCCTCTGACTTAAAGACTGCTGAATACTGGATTTTGCTGTACTGGTCGCCGCCTTGATTTTTTATTACGTTTTCGACATTAAAATAATTCTGGTCAATGGTGGTTTTATTGCTGTATAATGCCGTTATTTTAGCTTTCAGCGTCAAAGTGTCACCCGATGTCTGAACGCTGAGAAGTTCGCCGTGGGGGATAGTGAATGTAGGTTTATCAGTATCACTGTCAATTCTTTCTGGTGTTTCTACGGGTTCTCCAAGTGATACGTCTTGGACTTCACCGCTGATAATGTTAATAGTTGCACAAAACGCATCTATATTCCACCCATTGTCGTTTGTTATAGTGATATTCAGAAATACCTTACCTGTATATGCTTCACTTGGACAATCCTCCAAAAACCATGTATGAATTTCTGTTTTCTCCCCACTATTTGCCCACATCTCATGGGCAAACCCTACATAATGTGAATTTTCAGCAAACCCAGCGTTTCTTATGCCCACCTTACTGGGTGTGTCGTTGTCTAAAGAAAAGACAATTTCATCTTTGTCAATCTTGAAATCCGATATTTTTATACGGTTTTCATCGTATATGATAGAACTTGCATCTTCAACTTGGGCTGGTCTACAAGATGATAAGAAAAAGCAGAGGCATAACACCCCTGCTATTATTTTTACCCCCTTCATTTTGTCCCCCTTATCTACTGTGGCTTACTTTGTCTGCGATAAAAGCAATAGTCCCCAGCACGAAGCTTAGACTTAGCACAGCGTTACTTGCTATGATGTCATAAATACCTACGGCTAATGTTTTCAAATTGCTTAAATTGTCCATAAAAAAGCCTATGCCATCAATAGCACTTTTAAAAAGTTCCATCTTTTTCACCTCGTTTCTGTTTAGGAGTATACATAAAGTATACTACTTTTTCTGACAGAAAACAAGAAGTTTCCGAGGAAAATATTTCGACAAGGTTCTACAAAATTCGACACTGATAGGGGCAAAAAAATTATTTCAGGCTGTCAATGTAAGGCTTGAACTGCTGAAATACCTGACGTTCCAAGGGACTAAGCAGGAAAGCGTTTCGGGCATACAGCGTTTTCATTCGCTCAGCTCTTATCCTTGCGGAAGTCAGACTGATGTCACACGCTTTTGCGATTTCTTCCGGCGTGTGCAGGTCAAGACCCCACAGCACGCAGGCAGGGGCAAGAATACCGATTGCGAAACGTTCAGCTTGATACTCTTGTTCCGTAGGTGTCAGAGTAGGCATATCACTAAGCGTGTGACCAAGAACAATGTGACCGATTTCGTGAGCTATTGTGTAACGTGTTGTTTGTCTGGATAAATCAGGACTTACAGCTATAATAGTCATATCGTTGTGGTAAATTGTAACTCCGTAGCCTTTTTGTGAAACAATTTTTCGGGTTTTGTCCACCAAGATTTTTACGCCCATGCTTGCCGTTATGCTTTTTAAGTCAATCGGCAATTTTCCAATTTGATGGTCAATGAGAAATTGCCAACTCGCATTTCGTGCGTCTTTGTAGATTTTGTAATTGTTGAACATATTATCACCTCCAAACCCCTATTTTACAGGGCTTGCAGGCGTTTGTCATTGCAAAATATATAGCAAAATTTATAGCAATATTATACTATTTTACTTCCAGTACAATGAAAAATATTTTCAAGATTACAGACATTTATATTAAATAGTCCCTTTTGAGAATAAAAAAATATACCACCACATCACTTAATTGTGGCATGGTGGTATTTCTGTTTATCAGTAGTCTGCTTCGTCCGGCTGGTTCATGATGTCGTCAAGTTCTTTCTGCGTTAAGGTTATGTTCGTAGGCTCTCCGTCCTTGCGAGCTACTCGCCGGAACGTGAAAGTTTTTTCTTCAGGTGGCGGTGCAGAAGCAGGAGTAGTAGAGGTTTGCTCCTTTGCGAGCTTTTCTTTTTCCGCTACTATCTTTTCTGCGAATGTTATGAGATTTTTTCTTACGTCAGGCTCTGACATGAAATAAACTCGAATGAAAAGTTCTTCCATCTTTGATAGCCCGAATTCTTTTACGAGCATCTCAATGGCGTCAGGGGTTTCCTCTCTGCCTAAAAGATAGTCAGTGGATACCCCGTAGAAATCGGCGAGCTTATACAACGCTTCTACACTGATTTCTCTCACTCCGTATTCGTAGTTCTGATACGTCCTGACTGCTATGCCTATTCCGCTGGCAACCGCTTGAATTGTTAGCCCTCTGGCTTTTCTTACTGTTTTTAAGCGTTCAGAGATATCTATCATTGTAATCACCTCCTTAATACTATTATAGCACATTTGGGTGAAAAGTCAAGACCAAAAATTGCTAAAACACTCGTTTGTTCATTGTTTACAAACTTTAAGGCGAATATTTGTGCATTTTTTTTATTGACAATATGCATTTATGGGTATATAATATAGTCATAGCAACGCACAAGTGAGTGAATACGTTGCAAAAAGGGGTGAACAATCATGACAGACAAAAAGGCTTTGGCTATTTCCAGAGTGATATCCGAAACCAACGTGGAAACAGAACAGCTTATTCATTTACTCAAGTTGATGGGCAAGCTCACAGCAGAGGACGCATTAAAGGTCCTCTGGTTAGCCATGGGGGCTGCAACCACACTTAAAAACAACCACACATAATAACACAACATAAAGGCATCTTGAAAACAGAATACAATGGCAGACGAACACAAAGATAGGGGGACACTCCTATGAGTGTTCCCCGAAGGAGGATATTATGGAAATTAAAATTTTCGAGAATTCAAGCTTCGGAACAATCAGGGTCGCTGAAATCAATGGCGAACCTTGGTTTGTCGGGAAAGATGTGGCAGACAGGCTCGGCTACCAAAACGGTAGTCGAGATGTAAACCGCCATACAGACGAAGAAGACAGAAAAAAGATGATGGTTTTTGACGGAAACCAAAATAAAGAAACTATCATCATCAACGAAAGCGGTCTTTACAGCTTGGTTCTTTCCAGCAAACTCCCAACAGCAAAGCAGTTCAAGCGTTGGGTGACTTCCGAGGTTCTGCCAGCTATCAGGAAACACGGTGCGTACATGACCCCGCAGACACTGGGTGAAGCACTGAAGAACCCTGATACACTGATTGAAATCCTTCAGAGGCTGAAAGCGGAACAGGAAAAGTCCGCCCTGCTTGAAACCACCGTGCAGGCTCAGAGCCAGACCATTGCAGAAATGAAGCCCAAAGCTTCGTACTACGATGTGGTTCTGAACTGTAAAGATTTGCTTTCTGTGACACAGATTGCAAAAGACTACGGCAAGTCTGCACAATGGCTGAACGAATTTTTACATAAAAAGCACGTTCAGTTCAAGCAGGGAAAATGTTGGTTCTTGTATCAGCGATACGCTGAGCAGGGCTATACCAGCACAAAGACCCAAACCTTCAACGCTCCAGACGGCACTGTGCATACGAAGGTGCATATGTACTGGACGCAGAAAGGTAGACTTTTCTTGTACGACTTGCTGAAAAGCGAGGGCGTACTTCCGCTCATGGAACAATGAAAATTTTGTCGCCCCGAAAGGGGCAGAAAGAAGTAAATAATAATGAGGTTTGAATATAGCATATATGAAAATTTCAAGTCGTTTTTCATCCATACGAGGAACGACAATGAAACGGTGAAAGTAGCCAACGTATTGAAAATGTTGGCTGACGACTATGAATTCCATTGGGGAGATTGCCCTGAATGGGATTCGGATAATCTCGATAACGGCGGTTGGTCATTCCGTATATGGGGTGACGACATTGAAACCGCAAAAGACGCAAAACGTCTTTACAGAGAAATAAAAATCGAAATAAGAAAAGAGGAAAAACTATGAAAACCACTGCTACAACAACAACTATCGAAGTCAACTGCGAAGTTGGCATCGGTGTTCCACCTATCCGCTACATGGTTTGCCATGTTGACTACAAGGTCATCATGGCAAGCATGAAGGTTGACTACTCCGTGTTCGGCACGGAGTATGAGCAGGCACTCAAGGCGTTCAGGCTCCTGCACAAACACAACCCGAAAGAATACTATCCGGGTTGTGACCTTGAAAGCTATCTGTCCCGTATTTTCGGTGACAGATTTGACGAAATGGCGTTCGAGGTTCTCAAGGAGGAAATCTTTGAGAAACTCGAAAAAGAGGGCGTACAGAACCCCCGTGAAGCGTGCGTATTTCGCTATAAGGGGGGAATACGCCATGCATGAGAAGCAGGTGCAGGACAAGCAAGCGTTCTTTGAAAAAAATTTGACAGCCCCGAAAGGGGCAGAAAGGAAAAAACAATGGATACATATGAAAGAAATATTATATCACTGGCATATGAAGCCAGTGACGGTTTCCCTGCTAAAATGACAAAACTGTGCGAGCAGGGCGACTACTGGGGTCAACTTACCAACTATGGCATAATCCACTATCAGAATAATGTCATAGTTGTCAAAGCGATTGTTAACGCCCGCACCAAAGAACAGGCGTTGAAAGAAATTTCTGCTATACCGGAAGTCGCCGAACTGGCGAAATATCCGGAAAGGGCGGAATTTCTGACGGACAGTACCGGAGAAACTCACTACCTGTGTTTCAAGCTGTGGAGTCCGAACTGGACCTGGAGCGGCTACAAGACCTCCAACCTCCAGAAGTGGATTAACAAGAATTTGTTACCACTTTTGGTAGCGATGGAGGACGGTATTGTAGCTTGCGACTATCGCATGGTACAGGACAGGGCGAGTGTTATCCTGACCTATGAAAATAGTAAGGGATATCAGTACCACAGAGAAATCCCGGTATACCATGGCTACGGCAAGGGCGTAGCGAAAGACATCTTGAAAGCCCTTTAAGCCGAAATAGAAACCGCTGAGAAATCAGCGGTTTTCTTATTCTCTAAGTATGTTAAAAAATGAAAGGAGGTATTTAAGAAAAATGGCTAACGTAAATAAAAAAGGCAAGTCCTCACAGCTGTGTTGGGATTGTCAGAGGGCTTTACCGCTCAGAGGCTGTCCGTGGGCGGATAATTTTCAGCCGGTCGAGGGGTGGACGGCTACCCCGAAAGTGCTTACAGGGAACGTTCACACTTTCGCTATCAGGGAGTGTCCCCTTTTTCTTCCAGACAAGCCGGCGACTGAGGACACGGAAGAAGTACCAGAATATATAGAAAAAAAATACATAGTCCAGTACACCGCTAAAGGTAAAAAATTCGTGGCTGAATACCCCACTATAACGAAAGCGGCAAAAAATATTGGGGTAACAGTACAAACGATTTACCGTATGCTGAAAATGCAGCTTGAAAAAGATGAATACATACTAAAGGAGGTGACGAAGTATGAAAAAAAGAGCAAGTAAAGCAGGAAGCCGTGTCGCAACGGCGTGTGCTTACATAGGCTTTACGGTACTGTTTTCCCTGTCAGGATTTGCGGTGGCGGGACACTGGGACAGCAGAACACTGACATTAGCAACGTTTGCGACAGGTGCGGTTTCAGTGTGGGGGCTTTGGCGAAGCTTCCCACTCAGAAGGTTGGGACGAGCATTTTTCGCCCCGATGAAAAGCAGGACAGAACTGATATTCAGAAAAAAAGGAGTAAGAAAATCATGAGTGAATACTATGACTACAATGACCCTCAAACAATTTACAACTATGAAGCGGATACAGACAGAGGCGAATACTATAAAGAACTTGTGTCAGGCGATGAAACATTGCACTGTCACGCTTGCCACAAGGAGTGCAGTAAAACGGCGGGAGACAATTGCTTTAAATGCTATGCGGAAGATGCTATGCAGAGAATGGAGCTTCTTGAGCCATTCCTGGAGGAATACGAAGATGAATGGCTTGAGTATCTGAAACCGATTTTTGAAGAGGAGGCGAACGATAATGGCTAAGTATCCCCGTTCAATCAGAAAACAATTTCAGCTCCAAAGGGACGGTTCTACATGGCAGGTTTGGGGCTTCAGCCGTGGAGTGTGGAAAATACTCACAGAAACGGACAACAGAAAAGATGCAAAGTGGTTTATCAGAGTACAAACGGAATACTATAAACTGTATCTTAACTACCAGAAAGGAACAAAAATATGACACTTTATGAAATAAACGATGAAATCCTCCGTGTTCTTTTGGAAAATGTTGACGAAAACGGAGAAATTACAGAGCAGGGTTTAGAGGCATTATCAGCCTTGGAGATGGCGAAAACTGAAAAGATTGAAAGTGTCGCACTGTGGATAAAAGACCTCACAGCAGAAAATGAAGCGATGAAAAGCGAAGTCGAAACCCTAAAGAGCAGGATAAAAAGCAACGAGGGTAAAATTGACACACTGAAAGCATGGCTTACGACTGCTACGGACGGCGTAAAGTTCAGCACACCGAGATGTCAGGTGTCTTTCAGGTCGTCCACAGCTGTGGAGATACTGGACATGAACAAAATCCCGGAAGGCTTCACACGAATAAAAACCGAAATCAACCCAGATAAAACCAAAATTAAGGCAGTCTTGCAGTCCGGCGGTATGGTCGAGGGTGCAAGACTGAAAAACAACAAGAACGTAATCGTAAAATAGGAGGATTAAAAGATGTTTGAAAAAGTAACACGCAAAAAAAGTAAGCTCCGCTGTGGTCTGACTGGCGTATCAGGAAGCGGAAAAACGGTGTCCGCACTGCTCTTAGCGTACGGCATAGCGGGGGACTGGTCTAAGGTCGCCCTGATTGATACGGAGCATGAGAGGGCTCGCTTCTATGCCGACCGCTCAGACCTCGGTATAGGAGCTTTCATGTACGCCTCTCTGACCGCCCCGTTCAGCCCTGACCGCTACATAGGGCTGATACAGGAAGCAGCGGGTGTAGTCGGTGAAGACGGCGTTATCATCATTGACAGCCTTTCACACGGCTGGGATAGTGACGGTGGCATACTGGAAATTAAAGACAAAATTGAAGCGACAACCAGAAAAAATTCCTTCACGGCGTGGAGTGACGCAGGGAGGATACAAAACAACTTTATAAATATGATTCTTGGAATAAATGCCCACACTATATGCACCATGAGGGCGAAAACCGCCTACGTTATGGAGGAAAACGAGAGGGGTAAACAATGCCCCGTGAAAGTCGGTTTAGCCCCGGTACAGCGTGAAAACGTTGAATACGAATTTGACATCATGCTGAATATCGACAGAAACACCCACAAAGCTTTCGTGTCGAAAGATACCACTTTTCTTGATGGTTTCTGTGACGTGATTACGCCCGACCTTGGAAGACAGCTGAAGGACTGGCTTGACAACGGGGTTGAGCCTTCACGCTGTGCAGATTGCAAGCAGGTGATACGCCCCGCACAGGGACGTACAGCAGAACAGATAGTGCAGGGAACGCAGAAAGCATACGGTCGCTCACTCTGCTGGAACTGTATGGCTAAGGAAATTAAAGGCAAGAAAAAAGAAGGTGCTGAAAATGATGGACTATAACCTGCATATAATCCAGGCTAAAAAGCGAATAACAGACCTGTGCTATAAAACCACGGGGGATGTGTATGTAAGTTTCTCGGGAGGCAAGGATAGCACAATTATCCTTGAACTGCTGAAACAGTGCGGTCTTGAAAATCAGGTGAAAGCTATATTCTGCGATACTGGTATTGAACTTAAGGCGACAAAAGATTTCGTACATTGGGTTTCTGAAAATTATTACCACAATGTTGAAATTATCAAACCTGAAATGTCATTTGCAGGAGTGATAAAGCAGTACGGCAAACCAGCATTAAGCAAGCTAAAATCAAAAGGTATACGGACATACCAAAAAAACCCGAGCTGTAAAACGTCCGCATACCTGTTCAACAGGACAGGCACACGATTTGCCTTGGCGGATAAGGATATGCACTTCATCCACCCTGACTTTGGTATAAAAGTTTCAGAACACTGTTGTAGAGAGATGAAGAAAAAACCATTTGCAAAATATGCGAAAGAACATCATGTGTCGGGCTATTTTACAGGTATGAGAATGGCAGAAGGCGGAGCAAGAGCATTTTCATATGACCGAAAGAAAGAGAGCGGAAATATTTGCACAAGCATCAAAGCAAATGGTTTAATCGAAAAATCCCCCATTATAGACTGGTCGGACGAAATGTGTGACTGGTTTATAGAGGAATTTGATGTGCCACTTTCAAAAGCCTATACTGACTACGGCTTTAGCCGCACTGGTTGTTTTCTTTGTCCTTATAATCAGCACCTCAAAGAAGACCTCGAACTTTTAAAGGTATTTGAGCCGTCTGCATACAAAGCTTCTCTTTACTGGCTGAAAGACGTGTATATCGCTCAGGGCATTCAACTTGACGACCCTGAGTATATGGCAGAGTATGACAAGCAGTGGGCGAAATATGATACTATGCGGTATGAGATGCTAAAAAAATACCGCCCAGACTGCAAACTTTGTGCGGACGGGCGGTACAGGCAGCTTGAATTCACGGGGGGAGAACAATGATGATGCTACGACCGTATCAACAGGACCTAATCCAGAAAGCCCGTGAAGCGTACAGACAGGGGAAAAAAGCCCCCTGCATAGTCGCCCCGTGTGGAAGTGGGAAGACCTGCATCACTGCTTTCATGGCTATGCAGGCGACCGCTAAACGCAACAGAGTGTTATTCATTGTCCACAGGCAGGAACTGTGTGAGCAGGTAGAGGACACTTTCAGGAAATGGGGGGTTGATATGTCGCTGTGTCATGTGGCTATGGTGCAGACAGTATGCAGGCATCTGACTACCGAACCAGAACCCCAGCTAATCATCACGGACGAAAATCATCATGCGGTATCATCGTCCTACAAAAAAATCTATGATTTTTTCCCGAAAGCAAAGCGGGTGGGCGTAACCGCTACGCCGTGCAGGCTGTCGGGGGAAGGTCTGATAGCCGTCAATGACGTTCTGATTGAGGGGGTAAGCACGAAGTGGCTGATAGACAATAAATACCTTGCACCGTATAAATACTATTCTGTCACCCTGCTGGACCTTGAAGGCATAAAAGTACGGAGCGGGGAGTATGTAGCGAGCAGTATTGAGCAGGCTATGAAAAAGCAGGCTATAAACGGCGATGTAGTCGCTACATACAGAAAGTTGGCGGACGGTAAAAAGGCTATCTGCTATGCCCCCACCATAGCACTGTCGCAGGAAATGGCGGACAGCTTCAGCCGTGAAGGCATATCAGCCGCACATATAGACGGGAATACCCCGAAAGAACAGCGAAAGGAGGTGATAGCCGGCTTTAGAGCCGGCAAAATTAAAATTTTATGTAATGTCGACCTGATTTCGGAAGGTTTTGACGTACCGGACTGTGAGTGTGCTATACTGCTACGACCTACGAAATCGCTGACACTGTACATACAGCAGGCTATGAGGTGTATGCGATACAGGGCGGGAAAGACGGCACTGATAATCGACCATGTAGGAAATTACATCCGTTTCGGTTTGCCTGATGAACCGCATGAATGGTCGCTACACGGCGAAAAAAAACAGTCGAGGGAAGCGGGAGAAAGCAGTGCCATACAGTGTGAAAAGTGTTTTTTCGTGTATGACAAAAAGCTGAAAAAATGCCCTAACTGCGGCTATGAAAAGCCCCAGAAAACCGCCCCAAGAGAAATTGAGGAAAAGAAGGAAGTCGCCATACAGGAGATTAAAAGCTTTAAACTTGACTACCGTAAGCCCACAGATTGCAAAAGCTATAAAGAGCTACTGGCATACGGAAAAGCAAGGGGCTATAAGCCCGGGTGGGCGTACTTTCAGGCAAAGAATAGGGGGTTACTATGACTGAAGAACACGAACTTATGACCCTGATACGTTTAGCGGTATCATCGTATGTGGTGATTTTCCGTGTAAACGTCGGAAAAGGTATGACGTATGACGGGCGACATTTTGATACGGGCGTGCCAAAAGGTTTCTCAGACCTTTTCGGCGTGCGAAAATCGGACGGAAGGGCGGTTTTTATCGAAGTGAAGACCCCCCATGGGCGTATCAGACCAGAACAGCAGAATTTTATTGACCAGATGAAAGCCGCAGGGGCGATAGCCGGTGTATGCCGTAGTATCGCCGATGCAATGGAATTGATAGGAGTAAAAAATTATGAATTTTAACATTAATTACGAAGAAATTGACAACTACACCGTGAAGCCGGGAAAATACGAAGCAGTCGTAAAATCGGCAACTACCAACGAAAACAAGAACGGCAAACAGCGCATACAGATAGTGCTGACTATCAGAAATGATGTGGAGCAGTCAGGAAAAAATAAGTGCTATTTCTATGACATTTACAAGGCACTTGACCCGTCACCGAACGACAACGCAATCGGGGGCTTCATCTTTAGCTTCGTTATGAAAATCGCTCAAGCGTGCAGTATACCAGCAAATTCGACATTTGAAAGCCTTGACGACCTACTGAAAGCCCTTGTTGACAAGCCTGTACTGATGACTGTCGGAACGGAAAAATGGAACGGAAGAACCTACGAAAAAGTTACAAACGTTGAGCAGACAAAAAACACCGACTGCCGTCATGTGTGGAAAACACAGCAGACCGCACAGCCTGCACAGACCTTTGTTTCTCAGCCACAGTCGTTCGCTTCACAGCCCCAGACATCAGTAGCGGGGGCTATGCTACCGGATATGCCTGATTTTTCAGAACTGATGGACGATGCAGACGTGCCATTTTAACCTGTAAAAACGTAATCTATATACCGCCCGGTAAAACGGGCGGTGTTATTTTTTAGGAGGGAAAATATGTTTGAGAAAATACCCCATGAGCTGAAATTGCTTAGAAAATGGGTGTGCTGGAAAGGTATTCCTGATGAAAGCAGACCCGGAAAGCTAAGGAAAATCCCGATTGATGCTAAGACCGGGCAACCGGCAGGAAGCACATCACCTGACACATGGTGCGACTTCGATACAGCAGTCAGGGAAGCCGTGAAGTACAGCGGTATAGGCTTCATTTTCGATGGTACGGGCTATTTCGGCGTTGACCTTGACGGCGTAGATGAAGACCTTGAAAAATTTCGCAGGGGCGATATGGACGGCATTGTGTCCGAGTTCGTATACACTCTCAGGTCGTATACGGAGTTGTCACAGTCTGGAAAAGGCATTCATATCATCTGCAAGGGCAAAATTCCGGAGGGCGGAAAACGTAAGAAAAACGTTGAAATGTACGAAAACGGAAGATATTTCATAATGACCGGCAATGCCATTTCAGATTTTTCTGATATAGCCGACTGCACGGACACCATAGCACAGCTACACGGGAAATACATAGGCGGAGCAGAGCCTAAACCGGTTCAGCAGACACTGCCTGAAAATATTGCCCCCATGCCTGACGTGGACGAAATCATACAGACCGCTTTGAACTCGAAGCAGGGAAGTCTTTTCGAGAGCTTTTTAGCCGGTGATTTTCAGGCTTACAGCCCTGACCGTTCCAGTGCTGATATGGCATTTTGTAACATTCTTGCATTCTGGGCGGCGTGTGACCCGGTAAAGATGGACGCTATATACCGCCGTAGTGGCATGATGCGAAAAAAGTGGGACGAAATCCATGACGGGAAGCGTACCTACGGGCAGATGACTATACAGAAAGCGATTGATGGCTGTACGAGTGTATATACCCCGCCTAAGAAATCCGCATACGCTGTGAATTTTGCCCCTATGCCGGAGCAGGCGGGGGCGGAACAGGTTAGCCCACAGAAAATTTACACGTTTGACGATACGGGCAACGCAGAACGTCTGTGTGACGTTTTCGGGGACGATATACGCTATTGCTTCACTGATAACGCCTGGCTGTACTATGACGGGCGTAAATGGTGTGACGACACTACAGGGACTATACTGCGTTGTGTGGACATACTGCTGGAACGTATGCAGGTAGAACAGGATAGATATGCAGACGATGAAGACATAGCAAAAGCATACCAGAAACACCTGACGAAATCCCGCAGTCATAACGCGAAAAAAGCGATGATAATGGAAACCCGTCAGAGATGCCCAGTGACCCCCGACCAGCTTGACAAAAACAAATTTCTGTTAAACTGCACCAACGGCACTGTTAATTTGAGAACCGGCGAATTGCAGGAACATGACCGCAATGACTTGATTACGAAATCCGTTACCACACGTCTGGGGGATACCTGCGATTGTCCTGTATGGCTTGCTTTTCTCAACGACATTTTCGGGGGTGACCCTGATATGATTTCATATGTACAGCAGGCAATTGGCTACAGTCTTTCGGGTAGTATCGCCGAACAGTGTATATTTTTTCTGTACGGCGAAGGTAGAAACGGAAAATCGACATTTTTGGACGTGATATACGACATTTTAGGCGACTACAGTATGAACGTCCAGCCGGAAACATTGACGGTGAAGAGACAGGCAGGAAATCAAGCATCATCGGATATCGCACGCCTGAAAGGAGCGAGGTTTGTCGTATCGGTAGAACCGAACGAGGGTGCAAGGCTGAACGAGGGATTAATCAAACAGCTGTCAGGGGGCGACCCACTGACAGCGAGAAAGCAGTACGCAAGCGAATTTGAGTTCCGCCCGGAATTTAAGATATGGCTGGCAACGAACCATAAGCCTATCATCCGTGGTCGTGACGATGGTATATGGCGTAGAATACATTTAATTCCGTTTACTGTGCAGATACCGGAGGAAAAAGTTGACCGCACGCTGAAGTACAGGTTAAAGAAAGAGTACCCCGCAATTCTGAAATGGGCTGTCGACGGCTTCACCGCCTACCAGAGAGCAGGGGAGCTGAAGAAACCCGCACAGGTGATACAGGCGATAAGCGAGTATAAGGGCGAAATGGACGTGCTGACGGCGTTTATAGCGGACTGCTGTACAGTCGGCAACCCGAACGACCGCACACAGTCCACAGTGCTGTACACCGCCTATACACAGTGGGCGAGGGCGAACAACGAATACGAAATGTCCAGCACGAAGTTTTCACAGGAAATGGCGAAGAAGTTCACTAAGGTTAAGACTAAAAAAAGTAATGTTTTTGTCGGCATCACTGTAGATAACTACAACGTCAATATAACTGGATAATTTTAGGGGTGGAGGGTAGTGGAGGGTTGCAAGCATTTTTACAACTCTCTATATAAAAAAATAATTTAAAATATATATAAAGTTATAAAAACGCCTCCAACCCTCCATAACCCTCCACCCTATATTTTACCATATAAAATAATTTTAGAATAGGAAGTGAAATAAATATGACCCCATGGAAAATACTTGACAAAATGGCACTCAAGAAATCTGACTACAGTCAGCTACCGCCGTCTGAACGGGCTTACTGCATGGAAGTACAGGAAATATTTGATAAGTATAAAAAAGGATATATCACGAAAGCGGACGGTGAAGCCCTAAAAGATGCGGCTATAAGAAAATACCTTTTCCCTTACAAAGATTTTGGACATTGTTTTAATGACAGTCAAGAGAAATGTTGGGAAGACATAAACACACTGGAACGTAAAGCTTTTGACGGCACGCCTATCAAACACATTAGAGATGTGATTAACCGGGGTACTGTAATAGAACCGGAAACATTTTTCATGTGGCGTGTGAAAGCACTGTACGGAGCAGTGCAGAACGGCAGCATAGACGAAGAAACGGCGGTTTTCCTTGAGACGTATGCTATAGCGGTTCTGCTGAAAGAAAGGGAGCGATATAAAAATGGAAGCGAAAGAATTTCTTAGCCAGGCATATAAGCTGGACAGGCAAGCGATGCTGATTGTGGAGAAAGCAGAAAGGCTCAGGGCGAGCCTGTACGGCTATCAGGACGCAACGGAAGCAGTCGCAAAGGTAAACGCCTATGAACAGCAGGCGAACGCAGTCATCGACAAACTGGTCGATAAACGCATTGAGATAGAGAACGCTATAAAGACCGTACCGGACGAAACCCAGCGGGAAGTCCTTGAACGCCGATACCTTCTGTTTCAGCGATGGGACGGGCGTTTTGACGAATATAGCGGGGAATACACGCAGGGAATAGCGGAGGCTATGGGGTATTCCAGACGGCAGATTTTACGCATACACGGGACGGCGTTACAGAAAATAAAAATCCCTGAATAAAAAAAAGATGTCACCGAATGTCACTGTTTTTCTTATGCCGGTATGATATACTGTAGACATAGGAAAAAACAAATCCCCCAGCTGGATATTGTTATCCGGGATGGGGGATTTTCTTTTTTAGTTACAAAACGGTTACATCTGTAATATACCCCCCCGGGGGGGGTATAAATTGCGGTTTATTTTCTACGAAAAATTTTATTTTATTTCACGGCGAAAAGCCCTGCAACCCGAAAAGTTACAAGGCGGTTACAAGTATTGCGTGAAATTCGTGTTTGGTGCAATTATTATATAGAACGGAAGGTAACAACTGCTACCACCGTCCGCATAGGAACAGTTGCCACCGCCGTCTATATAGTAACCACCACCGCCGTCGTTGTAGGTGCTGTTATAGTTTCTTTCCCACCTATCCCTTTCTTTTTTTGTGGGAATACTATCCTGTTTTTCAGATTGTATTTTTTCATGATATTTTCCTCCGTTTTCCATTAGTCTAAATACGCTCCGGCAAGGTCAAAATTGCCATTTGCGTCTTTGCGTCCGGCAATATATGTATTAGCTATATTATCTATATAACCAAAGTCGTAACACTTGTGGTGCTTACTGTAGTTGGAAGTTTCCTTCACTTTGATGTAGGTGCGGGATTTTCCGTAGTTAGCCCAATCACGTGCAATGATTTCGTAATTGTATCTATCGCTTGCTTTGCTCACGATATACTCAACTTTTTCAATTATCTGGTCTTTCAGGGATTTCGCCGGTGCTTTTGCCTCCGCCCATGCCATTTTAAGGGCATGGGAAAGCTTTGCATCACGGTCGCCTTGCAGCGTGTGGAAAATTTCCCACGCTCTGACCATGATTGCCTTGCGGTCGTATTTTGCCGGTGCTGTTTCTGCTTCAGTTGTTTCAACTGTTTCTGGTGCTGTTTCTGCCGGTTCTGCCGGTGTAGTAGTTGTGGTTTCTTTAGATTTTTTCGCGATGTAGGCAATCCATGCACCGCCAATTGTGACGACTATGAACTTTGAACCCAGCAACGCATTTCTCTGGTTGCGGGTCATTTTAGACCAGTCAACACAGATACAGGAACGTTTTTTGACGTCCCAATATGATGTTGTGTAGGGACTGGTTCCGTCGCCAGTGCGGAACTGGTTCAGGTCAATGCTGACCTGATTTTTAACGAAATCAACGATTTCGTTGTGTTTTCTGCTGTAACGTGAATTGTCCGTGAATGTCATAATAATAACTTCCTTTCATTTTGCCCTTGCGGGCGTTCGTTTTATCTACTGTATATAGTACAACATACAATAATAAAATAGTCAATTGATATATAAAAAATTGTAGGATTGCACAAAACATTACACGGAAAGAGGGTTAAACTACACAAATGATTGAAAGGATATGTCCCAGATGCGGGAAACGAATCCCGTACTATATGAAACACTGCGAAAAATGTCAGGCTACTATAGATGCAGTAGTAGAACGCAAAAAAAAAGAAGCCCAGAAAAAACGGCAGAAACGCTATAATCTGAAAAGGGACCCCAAAACGCAAGCATTTTATCAGTCCCCTGAGTGGCGACAGTTATCCCGTGCATATATGTATAAACGGGGGTTCAGATGTGAAAAATGTGGGGAAATCGCCACCGAAGTGCATCATAAAATTCCACTGCGGGTTGACTGGACGAAACGACTGGACGAAACAAATTTGATGGCGGTGTGCAGGAAATGCCATGTCGCGGAGGAACGGAAAACGCACATACACATAACGTAATTATTTACTATTGTGTAGGCTCTGCTTCTGAACTTGCGGTTTCTGCGGCTGCGATTCAGGTGTTCCGCTGTCACAATTATGTAACGAAAAATATATACACATTATAGAAAAATGACGTAAAAAATAACGGAATATAGGGGGGTATGAAAAAAGTTTGGTAAAAAAGGGAAAAGCTATGCAAAAGGGATTTCTTCGTAGTAAAAAATCCTTAAATCCAGATTTTTGGAATATATAACCATATGGAAGAAAAAGGGAGTAAAAAGGAAATGTCAGGAAGACCAAGTAAGCCTATAGAGATGATAGTAAAAGAAGGCAAATCACATAAGACCAAAGCGGAACTTGAAATGAGAGCAGTAGCAGAGCAAGCCCTCCTCTCAGGTGTGGAGATGCAGGAGGCGGAGGAAGTCAAGGGTAATGCAGTTGCTCATGCGACCTTTAAAAGAGTTGCAGAACTTCTTCAGTCCATAGGAAAAAGTGATGGTCTGTATGAAAATGCAGTAAACAGATACGCTATGATAACCGCAGAAGTTGAAAATTTGCAGGAAAAGAAACGAAAGCTTGAAGCAAAAATTGCACTGCTTGAAAGCAGTATTGAGCCGGAAGCTGTTGCACAGTCTGCGAATCTCCAAAAGCTATGGCTATCATATGACCGTCAGATTTTAGCTATGCGAAAAGAAATGACTGCACTCGAAAGGGAGCATATGATGACTGCCGCCTCTGCTCTCAGGAATATCCCGAAAAAACCGGTAGAAGACAAAACCCCGGATTCAAACAAATTCGGAAGGTTTGAAGTCGGATGAAAGACCGGGTGACAGAGTACGCACAAGCGGTAGTTGCTGATAAAATCCCATATGTCGGGCATTTACACCACAAAGCGTGTGAAAGGCATTTGAAGGACCTTGCACGGCAGGGAACAAAGGATTTCCCGTATGTATGGAAGCCTGAGTTGTCTGAAAGAGTTCTTGAATGTGCCGAAACTATGACTATCGCAGAAGGTAGAGAACCTACGCCTTTGAAGCTTTACGGTTTTCAGTGTTTTGATATAGGAAGTCTTTTTGGTTGGGTACATATGAATACTAAATTCAGACGTTTCAGGGTGTCGTACAAAAGTATGGCACGACAGAACGGAAAGACTTTTCAAAATGGTATTCTGGCGATATATATATCAGCTTTCAGCGGATATAATTACGGCAAATTGTTTACTGTAGCGACTAAGCAGGCACAAGCAAAGCTTGCATGGGAAGAAATGCAGAAATTCATTGAGATTGACCCAGATTTAGAACGTTATTTCCGGGTGCAGGAGTACAAAAACCTGATAACGTGCAAGACCACAAAATGTACTATGGAAGCGTTGTCAAAGGAGCGTTCCCTTGACGACGGCTTTAGAGGTATCTTTGCTTCAATCGATAGATTTTGTCGATTTCAAATCGGGTAAAATCGGTAAAGGCTAAATAATGAAAATAGATAGTGGAATTTATAAATTTACCAATATAAAAAATTGAGAATTAATAGATGCACAGTATCAAATATAATAAAAAAATTCTCATTACAGGCTAATACCGAGGTAAGTCAGTAAATTGCGAAAGGTTACTGAACACCGTAGAGCGTACTAGGTGAATAAATATAATCCTGGCAAGAGTATCCGACAAGCTTCTGCTTGAAAATGTACGCCGACCTTATAGGAAACTGTAAGAAGCAAAGGATAAAAAGCCTTTGCGATAACATAATTGGAAATCCATCAGCACAAAGATAACCAAATTTACAAAACTATGAAAAATGGTACAAGAAACCTCGATGAAACGCTACTATCCATGATAACCACAAGGGGCTTCAATACCGATAGCTTTTGTTATGAATTTGATAGTCTTGCTATATCCATACTGGAAGGAAGTTTTTCCGATGAAACAACTTTTGTCGATATCTATGCACTGGACAAGAATGATGATATGTGGCTTCCTGAAAATCAGTACAAAGCAAACCCTCTGCTCTGTCAGACGGAAAAGGGAAGAAAGAATATAGCAGATGAAAGCAGGCTTGCGAAAGAAGCTGGAGGAATGGAACTCAGGGACTTCATGGTTAAGAGTTTGAATTTGTGGAGCAGGCTTGCGGACAATATCTATATTGAAGATATAGACAAATTTCTTGCTTGCGGTACAGAAAAGACACTTGAAAATTTTCGGGGTAGTATATGTATGATAGGGCTTGACTTATCAGAGGGCGGAGATTTGACGACTGTAAATCTTGAAATAGAATTCAAAGAAAAGGACCAAACAAAGTATTTCATGCATTCACATTCATTCATGCCTTTAGGTCGCTTACAGGAGCATATACAGTCAGACCTCGCCCCCTACGATATGTGGGAAAAAGATGGGCTGTTGACTACCACAGGCGGAGAAAATTCGTTTAAAAACGACTACAAGTTCATTGTTCGGTATATCAAAGATATAGTCGAAAAATACGACCTAAAAATAGACACTATAGCATATGACCCACATAACGCAGATGGAGTGCTTGCTGACCTTGAGGAATTTGGCTGTCCTTTGCTTATGGTAGCACAATCCGCAAGAAATCTGAATGATGCGACAAAAGATATTATCAATCTTTATAAATCGAAGTTGCTTGAATATAATAAGAACAATGCGTTATTCGTGTGGTCTTTTTCTCATGCAAAAATAGTAGCAAATTCCTTTGGTGAAATAAAAGTCGATAAAGAAGGTCGAAAAAAAATAAAAAGAATTGACCCAGTTGATGCTTGTATTGATAGTCATTTCGCTTTCATGAAACGAAAAGAAGAACCGATAGATGTTCAGGAGGAACTCGGAAAATATCTTGATGAAATGGGGTGGTGAAAGTAAGTATTTTTAAGAGTTTCAGCAATTTTTTTAAGAAAAAAAGCAAAAAAAATTATCAGCGAACAGTAGAACTGAATCAGCTACTTGATTTTTTAGGTTTAAAGGATACGAAAGAAGATGCTTTGAGCGAAGCGACTTACTTCACTTGCCTGAAAATCCTTTCAGAAACTATGGGCAAGCTTCCTTTTAAGGTTATGAAGGAAACAGAAGAAGGCGGAGTAACCAAATTTTTAGGTCCGATGTACAGGGTGATACGATATAAACCGAATCCGTACATGACGGCGACAACATTCTGGTCTGTAGTAGAATTTAACAGAAATCACTACGGAAACGCTTATGTTTACATAAAGGACGCTGATACAGATACTCCTACACTATGGATACTACCTCCGGGTAGTGTTCAGATATGGTATGATAATGCAAAAAAACTTTCAGATGTCAGCACACTGTGGTATATATATAGCTGTCCTGAAGACGGAAATATCTATAAATTGACTTCTGAGGAAGTGCTCCACTTCAAAACGTCTGTAAGTTTTGATGGTGGGGTTACGGGTATACCAGTAGCGGCAATACTTGAAAGTACGGTAAATGGCACGGCAAAAGCCCAAAATCTACTGAACCGTATGTATGAAACAGGCTTTGTTGCTAAAGCAGTTTTGCAGTATACAGGCGATTTGAACGATGACAATGTTAAGCGACTGGTCAGAGGAACGGAACAATATGCGATGGGTGCAGTGAGTGATGCTAAATCTATGATACCTATCCCACTTGGTTATACTTTGACCCCTCTGAACACGAAATTTACGGACGCACAGTTCCTTGAATTAAAAAGATATTCAGCCTTGCAGATTGCGGCGGCTTTTGGTATAAAGCCAAATCAGATAAACGACTATGAAAAAGCATCTTATGCTGCGGCTGAACAGCAAAATTTAGCTTTTTATGTTGACACTATGCTGTATATCATAAAACAGTATGAGGAAGAAGTTACCTATAAGTTACTTACTGACAAACAAATTTCCGAAGGTATATATACGAAATTTAATGTTTCAGTAATGCTCAGAGCTGACCTGAAAACGCAGCTTGAAAGTCTCACAAAAGCTGTAGCAGGTTCAATATATACACCTGATGAGGCAAGAGCATTTTTGGATATGCACGCTATGGGGTGTGACGAACTGTTGTGTAATGGCACGATGATACCGGTCAAAGAAGCAGGAAAGCAGTATGAAAGAAATGGAGAGATACCACATGAGTAAAATAATTGTGGTTTACAGAGCAGGAGGTGAAAGAAATGGACACTGAAAAAAATTTTAATGTTATCAAAGCTGTAGATACAAATACAGAAATGTCAGAAATTAATAAATTTACACTTCGGGAGCTTGTACCGGAAGAAGTTTTCTGCTTCAAAGTGAAAGCTTGCGACAACCAGGTTGACAGGGATTTTGAAGCCTTTTCGGATAAAGCACTTGCCGAGATTGCAGAAAAAATAGTCGGAAAAACAATGCTTTTTGACCATAATGCGAAAGCGGAAAATCAAAATGCAAGGGTGTATAAATCAGAAATCATCGAAGAAAACGGCGTAAAATCCGTAATCGCATATTGTTACATAGTAAAAACAGGCAGAACAAGTGACCTGATAAAAGAAATTGAGGGCGGAATTAAGAAAGAAGTTTCAGTAAGCTGTAGTGTAGCAAAAAGACTTTGCTCAATCTGTGGTTCTGAAAAGCCGTGCAGACACAATAGAGGCAGTAAATATGATGAAAAGCTTGCATATCGCATTCTCGATGGCTGTACAGATTTTTATGAAATTTCTTTCGTAGCTGTCCCGGCTCAGAGGGCGGCAGGCACAACAAAAAATTTTAGCGATACAGCGACAATTGAAGGAAGACTGAGGTTGCTTGAGATTGAAATGGAGGAAAATGAATGACCAGAGATATGAAAAATGTAAAGGCTGAAATTACAGCACTTATCACAAAAGCAAGGGTTTTCCTTGAAGAAGGTGATGTAGAAAAGGCAAAGAAAATAGCAGATGAGGCGGAAGAACTCAAAAAGTCTTATGACCTTGAAAGTCAGCTTCTTAACCTTGCAAAGCAGAGCGTTCCGGATAAAAGTACAGAACCAGCTAAAAAACCAGAAGAACCCACAGATGTTCAGAAATTTTGCGATGCTCTCAGAACAGGAAAAATTACAAAGGATATGTCAGAGGGGACACCTGCCGATGGCGGTTATACTGTACCGCAGGACATCAGAACAAGAGTAGAGACACTCAGAGATTCAAAATTTTCACTTAGACAGCTTGTCAAGATTGAAAATGTAAAGACAAATGAAGGTAGAAGAACTTTTAAGAAGAGAGCTTCCCAGACTGGATTTACAAAGGTCGGCGAAAAGGGCAAAATTGGAAAGAAAGATACTCCACAGTAACGAGAACTTTATAAAAGTTTATAAAAACTAAAAAAGTTCTCAGCTGGGTATGTTCGGAAACGAGCATAGCACACAAATTGAATTGCAGGTAATGCCTAAAGCCTTACACCACAATAGCGGAGAAATCACGTTATGACGGTACGAAAGTAGAAACAACGTAAGGATGGACATAAGGTTAAATCCTAAGTGTCTGATAAAAATGGCTGTTCATGCAGGTAAGCTTCTAAGTCTGGTAAGATATGAAGAAACTTCAACGACTATCCCGGGAGGGAGTACACACTAAGTTATTGAGTGTGGAAGCGGTTTGCCCCTAACGTAAAGCCGAGGGTGAAGAAATAGTCTTTGCACGTCCTGAAAGGGAGT